GGTAATGCTGATAGCATTAACGTTTCTATCTTAATGGCTGGTGGTGTATCTAATGAAACAAAAGCAGTTTCTTCTAGTGTTCAAAAGTACATGGTAGAAAATATTGCTGCGGTTCGTAAGGACTGTTTTGCAATGTGTTCTCCTGCTAAAGAAGATGTTGTAAACGTTGGTGGTGCATCTAATGCAGTTGCTAATGTTATTGCATCACGTAAAGACGTAGCATTTAATGTTGCATCATCTTACGGATCTTTAGACGCAAACTACAAGTACACATATGACAAGTATAACGATACTTACCGTTGGATTGGTTTTAGTGGTGATACTGCAGGTTTACTTGCACACACTGATGCTACTCGTGACGCTTGGTGGTCGCCTGCTGGTTTAAATAGAGGTCAAATAAAAGGTGTTGTTAAGTTAGCATACAATCCTTCAACTACTTTACGTGACCAATTATACATGTTACCTAATGGTATTAACCCAATCGTTTCTTTCCCAGGTCAAGGCACTGTGCTTTGGGGTGATAGAACTTTACTTACAAAACCTTCTGCATTTGACAGAATCAATGTTCGTAGATTATTTATCGTTATCGAGAAAGCAATTGCAATTTCTGCTAAATACTTCTTGTTTGAATTTAACAACAAGTACACTCGTAGAAACTTTGTGAATATGGTTAATCCATTCCTTGCCGGAATTAAAGGCAAACAAGGTATGTATGACTTTTATGTTCAATGTGATGAAACCAATAATACTGGTGAAGTAATTGATGCGAATCAATTTGTTGCTAGCATGTTTATTAAACCTGCTAAGTCAATTAATTACATTACTTTGAACTTTGTTGCAACTAAAACTGGCGTTGACTTCTCTGAAGTTATCGGTCAGGTATAATAGAGGAGAATTGAAATGAATTACGATAATTTTAGTTCACAACTAACTGCTGGTTCGCAGAATTATGCACGTCCTAATCTGTTTGAAGTCACATTAGACTTAAATTCAGAAGAAAGATTTGTTTGTAAAGCAGCTTCTTTACCAGCTACGACGATTGGTGTTGTTGAAGTTCCTTACCAGAACCGTAAGTTAAAGGTTCCTGGTGACAGAACGTTCCAAGATTGGACAGTTACAATCATCAATGATGAGAATATGGCTGTTAGAGAAGCACTTCTTGATTGGCAGTCACAAATGCAAGGATTCCATGAGTTTGGATCGGACGGTAAGACGCCTCTTCAACATCATAGAAATCTTAATGTTGTGACTTTAGGCAGAGACATGGATGAGTCAAATGCAATGGCAGGAGATATAACATTCTCAGGTTGGCCTTCAGAAATCGGTTCTATCGATTTAAGTTGGGAAACTACTGATGCTGTTCAAGAGTACACTGTAACGTTTGCTATCACGCATGACGATAGTGGCAGTTAAGAAGTAAAATAACTATTATAAATATTATTATAATATTAATTAACAGTTAGGATATACGATGGAATTATTCGGTTATAAAATTGAGAAGCAATTAGGTTCTTCGGTGATAGATAAGGGTTCAGACTCTTTTGTACCGCCAGATTTAAACGATGGTTCCACCGTTATCAACGGAGGAGGAATAAACGCCTTCTCCACCAATTTTGACGTATCTTTCAAAAACCAGAAAGATTTGATTGGGCAATACAGAGAAACTTCACAAAATCCCGAGGCAGAACTTGCTATCGATGATGTTGTAAATGAAGCAATTGTATTAGATCCATATAAGGACGCAGTTAAAATACATTTAGAAAAATTAGATGTATCTGATAATATCAAGAAAGCAATTACAGAAGAATTTGATGTAATTACTAGAAAACTAGAATTTAATAATTCTGGCCCTGATATTTTTAAGCGTTGGTACGTTGATGGTGCTATTCACTATCACATAATTTTTGACAATGATAATGTCAAAAAGGGTATTAAAGAGTTAAGATATATTGATGCTCTTGATATCAAGAAAGTTAAAGAAGTAATAAAAGAGAAAGACAGAAGTGGCATTGAAATTATTAAAAATGTCGAGGAATATTGGGTTTATACCACAGCAACCCTTGCTGGTACTCAAGCACTTAAAGTTGCTGATGAGGCAATTGCGGTTTCAGATAGTGGTTTATTTGATAGCAATAAAGAAGTTACATTGTCTTATTTACATAAAGCAATGAAACCAATTAATCAACTTCGTATGTTAGAAGATGCGATGGTGATTTACAGAATTACAAGAGCACCAGAAAGACGTGTGTTTTATATTGATGTTGGTAATCTACCTAAAACAAAGGCAGAACAATATCTAAGAAACATCATGAACAAGTTTAAAAATAAAATGGTTTATGATGCGACTACTGGTAAAGTTAGAGATGGTAAGAATACTATGTCTATGATGGAAGATTTTTGGTTGCCTAGAAAAGAGGGTGGACGAGGTACTGAAGTCACCACGTTGCCAGGCGGACAAAACCTCGGTGATATGGATGACGTAATATATTTTCAAAAGAAAGTATATCAAGCGTTGCACGTTCCACCATCACGTATGGAACAAGAACAATCATGGGGTTTTTCACGTGGTGGAGAAATTAGTAGAGATGAAATCAAGTTCACTAAATTCGTTTCTAAATTAAGAAAACGTTTTTCAGATTTATTTTATACATTGCTAAGAACACAACTCATTGCTAAGGGTATTATAAGTAAGAGTGAATGGAATAGTTATAAAGAAAGTATTGATTTTATATTCCAAGATGATGGTTATTTCAGTGAAATAAAGAAACTTGAAATGATGAATCAACGTATTGAGATGCTAGACACCATTACTAATGGCGAAATGATTGGTCGTTATTATTCTATCGAATGGGTAAGAAAAAATGTTCTTATGCAGTCAGAAGATGAAATATCTAAGATGGATGCGTTAATGGCAAAAGAAAAATCTGATACACCGACTGACGAAGACGGTATGTCAACCGACACATATTAAGGAGTAAAGCATGAGCAACTTAGAAAAATTAATTAAATTTGCTAGAGAAAAGAAAGCAGTAGATTTTAAATCAACATTTACTGACGAATTAGCATCGAGAGTTGCTACTAAATTAGACGCAATGAAGCAATCATTAGCAAAGTCTATGTTTGCCAAAGAAGAATTTGAAATTGACGAAGAAGATGAAACACTTGAAGTATTTCAATTTACTGAAGAGCAGTGGAATGAATTAACTGAAGACGAGAAAGCAGAATACGAAGACTTTGAAGTTGACGGTGAATATGATGCTGAAAATGGTCATGCAGTTTGGGTCATTGGTGACGAAGAATTTGACGTTTTAAAAGTTATGGATAATGATGAATTACCAGAAGGCACTAAATATGCGGGTCGTTCACGTAGACAAGTACATATGACGCAGATTAGAAAACGTCGTATGAAAGGCAGAAATAGACAAAAGAAACTTAGAACTAATATCAACCGCAGAAAAGCACATAATAAAATTAAGATTAAAAGAAATCGTTTAAAGATTACAAGACGTTTTGGTTCAGGTGATAAGTCTGGCAGATCTGGTAAAATTGGTGCAGCACGCAAAAGACGTGGTGGACGCACTGTTACTCATAAAGGATAAAGAAAATGAATTTAAACGAAACTATTAACCAAATACAAGGTACTGAGATAACTGAAGGCAAAGTTGATCCTAGAGTCCTTAAAAGGTCACAGAAATACTTTGATGAGGCAAAAAGGCAAGCAAATGACGCAATGGACACCCTTGGTGACATCGGTCACGACTTAGCGGCAGACCCTAAACTTCAAGCAAGAATTGTTGAGTTATTCCGTCAAATGCTAAAAGTAACTCAAACGTTTAATAAGATTAAGTTTTAAAGGAGAAACGGTCATGAGACTAATTTCAGAAATTAACGAAAGTGTAACTTACATTACCGAAGGAAAAGGAAAAGACCTTTATATTGAGGGTGTATTTTTACAAGCGGATTTAAAGAACCGTAATGGACGTATCTATCCAGGTGCGATTATGGAGAATGAAGTTAAACGTTATACCGAAACTTACATTGACAAAAAACGTGCATTTGGTGAGTTAGGACATCCAGATGGTCCTACTATTAACCTTGACCGTGTATCACATATGATTACATCTTTGGTTAAAGAAGGAAGTAATTATGTCGGTAAAGCAAAAATTACCAATACTCCCCACGGAAATATTGTAAAGAATTTGATTAACGAGGGTGCTCAACTTGGTGTTTCATCAAGAGGAATGGGAACGTTAAAGGCAAATAAGAAAGGAATTCAGGAAGTGCAAAGTGATTTTTACCTTGCTACTGCCGCAGATATTGTAGCAGATCCATCTGCTCCCGATGCTTTTGTAAATGGCATTATGGAAGGAAAGGAATGGGTTTGGGACAACGGAATTATCAAAGAACATGAAATTGCAGAGATGAAGAAAGTAATTGAAAACACGAGCAAAAACAAACTAACTGGTTTGGAAGCACGTATTTTCGAGGACTTTATGAGTAAATTGTAGTATTTTGTTGTTTGTTAAAGTAATTAGTTTTATAAATAATAGTAATTAGAAATAAAACTAATTTAAGATTATAATCAAAATAATATTAGGAGAACCTAAGATGAAGTTAAAAACAGAAACTGGCGAAATGTTAGTTCTAGATGAGGCAAAGGAATTTTATATTTCTGAAACTGCTGATTCTGATACTTCAATTGAGGCGTCCGAAGTTGATGCGTTATTGGAGTCTGGCAAACTAGAAATGGTTGCCGAAGAGTCTGACGAAGTGGTTGAAGCCACAGCGCCTAAAGCGACTAAGTTAAAGAAGAAAAAGATTACAGCAGTTGGTGCTGAAGTCGAAGTATTTGAAGACGAAGACGAAGACGGTGATGACAAAGACGAAGATGACGAAGTTGAAGAAGACAAAAAAGTTGCTAAAGAAGAAGTAGAGTTAGAAGTAGATGTTAAGGAAGATATGGACGCATTATTTGACGGCCAAGAATTAACTGAAGATTTCAAAGCACGTACCACTTTAGTATTTGAAACTGCTGTAAAAGCAAAAGTTAAAGCAAACCTTGCACTTATTGAAGATAAGATGGAAGCTGAATTAGCAACAAAAACTGACGCATTGTTAGAAGATGTTACTGCTAAGTTAGATGGTTACTTAGACTATATGGTTACAGAGTGGGTTGAAGACAACAAAGTTGCTGTGCAAAACGGTTTAAAGAATGAAATCTTAGAAGGTTTTGTTGGCGGTCTACAAACATTGTTTGCAGAAAATTACATTGAAATCCCAGAGGATAAGTTCAATGTTGTTGATGAGCAAGCACAAGAAATTGCTGGTTTGAAAGAAGAATTAGATGCTGAAATGAATAAAAACATTGAAGCACGTAAGGCTTTAGACGAAGCAACAGCTAAAGAAATTTTTGGCAAAGTTTCAGAAGAATTAACTATGACACAAGTTGAAAAACTTAATTCGCTTGCCGAAGGTGTTGTATTTGAGGATACTGATTCTTACACAGAAAAGTTAGAAACTTTGAAGGAAACTTACTTTCCTTCTGAAGCAAAGAAAGAGGAAGTAATTGCTGAAGCAGTAGATGCGGAAGTGAGTGATTCTGAAGAAGAAATGAGTGCTTCTATGCAAGCAATCGTCAATTCACTTTCACAATCAAATAAACCAAGCATCTTAGGTGCTTAACATTTATACTTAATAAGGAGAAAACAAAATGTTTTTATCAGAAGAAATTAAAGATAAGTGGCAGCCGGTTATGGAGCATGCAGATGTACCTGCAATTACAGATGCTACTAAACGTGCAATTACACTACGTCTTTTAGAAAATCAACAAACTGCTTTAGATGAAGCAAACGTCACAGGTGGCAATGTAAATAACTGGGATCCAGTTCTTATTTCATTGGTACGTCGTACTATGCCACAATTAATGGCATATGACACTATCGGTGTTCAACCAATGTCAGGTCCTACAGGTCTTATCTTTGCAATGAAATCTCATTACACAGGTGAAGCATCTACTGGTGCTGAAGCATTAACTACCGCTCTC